AAGATTTAAAAGGTAATCAATTTTTTGTAAATTCGGATAGAATTATTTTATCAGCAAAAGCAAGTGAATTTATTATATTTGGAAAAGGAAATACTGGAATTATAACCGATGGTAGGTTTACAGTTGATTCCATTGGAGACACACACATACATAGTAATAATAATATAATTTTACAAACAAATAGAAATATTGTATTTGGTACGGAGGGTACAGGAACTATTTGGTTAGGTGGAGTAAAACCAACCAAAAGCCAGGCCGGCGAAGATTTTCAAAAAATGGTGATGGGAGGTGAACTTATAAAAATACTTGAAGATATTTTAGATGAGTGTACAAAAATTCAAATCCCAACAGGAGTAGGCCCATCAGGAGTTCCAGTAAACTCTGCAGCATTTAAAGCAATAAAGGGAAAACTTAAAGTTATACTTTCTGCAAGAAACTATTTAAGCAAATAATATAATGTCTTGGACAATTTATAAAATTAATGTACTCAAATCTTTAATTACATTTCAATATGCTAACGATATGGATGGTGTGTCCAATTTTATAGCTGAAGAATATGACAAATGTATTAAAAGAGGGGGTGATATGATTTACGGAGTTCCTGTTATAAATGGAAATGTAACAGGTATGGCAAATACAATAAAAAGAGCTCTTGAAAAGGGAGTTGCATTGGGCGGAGAAAATTATAATTTTTTAGCTGAAATATATCCCGCCGCTTTTGATGAATATTGGTTGGGTGCAGAAATGGCACCAATACCAAATTTTTTATTAAAACCATTGGGTTGGTCATCCACCCCACCTGCACCAGGTACAATTAAAAACATTGGCCCAAACCCAATATCTTTAGGATTATCAGCTGCAGCACATAAAATTTTAAAAGAAGCTTTAAAAAAATTAGAAGACGAAATAAAATCTTTGACAATAGAAATTGAAGAAATCGGTACAATAAATGTCTATGATACAATTATTAAAATTTTAAAAAAAGAAATAACAAATCCAAAGATATTAAATCATCCAATAATAAAACAAGGAAAAGAAGTTATTCAAAAATTAAAAGAAGCTAAAAAGAAAAAAGCTAGTATTGGTAGTCAAATAAAAAAAGCAATTAAGTTTCCATTTCCAGAATTACCAAAAAGAAGTGAAATAATAAAAAAAGCCACAGATAAATTAATAGAAGAAGCAACTAAAATTATAGAGGAAACTATAATAAAACCAATAGAAGAAACCATACTTACACCAATATATGCAGCAATAGAAACCGCCGTTAATATTGCAAACAATTTACCAAAAAAACCAACAAAGGAGGAAATTAAAAAATATGTTAAAGATACGATTGATGGATTGATTCCTGATTTTGAGTTACCAGGTATTGCAATCCCAAAAATACCAACAAAAAAGGAATTAAAAGAAATGATAAAAGATAAAATACCTACAAAAGAAGAATTATTGGCAATGGCTTATGATTTAATTAAAGATAAAATACCAGAAATTCCAAATATATGGTTTATTCCACCGACATTTATATTTTCATATCCAACAAATATATTATTAGACCCATTTGTTAATATTGCAAAGTTTCATTTAATGGGAGTAAGTGGAACAATGTCGGTTATAGCACAATATCCACCACCTGCACCACCTGCACCTGCAATTATAAATTGGACAGGTTACAGAGTTGTGGGATAAATTATTAAATCAAATATTTATTATTAAACATACACAAAACAATTATTATGAAATCAGAAATTTTATTAACTTTAATTAAAGAAGTTGTAAAAAACGAAGTTAAGTTACAAGTAAAAGAAGAACTTGTTAAACTTATCAAATCTGGTGTAGTTACATTAAACTCACAAAAGAAAACATCTACTCCATCATTAAGAGAGATGACAGAAGTTACTACTACACCGGTTAAAAGACAACAAACAATTCAACAAATACAAAGACCACAAAAAGAATTTACTAAAAATGCTATGTTGAATGAAGTGTTAAACCAAACCCAACCATTTACTGCTGCACAAAGAGTAGAAGGTGGACAAGGTGGTGAAGGTAGTGTATTGGATAGGATTAAACCAAGTATGCAAATGGATGAGGATTGGAATACGATGGATTTTAGAGAAACAAATGTTCCTCAAAATATTCCACAACAATTTGAATCAACGGGCGATGGTTTACAAGATGCAACAATAAAAGCATTGACAAGAGATTATAGTGAATTAGTAAAAAGATTTAAATAATGGCAATAGAACTTGGTAAAGTTAATGTTACCGATTTAACGGAAAATGATTATAAAATACTTGGTATTGGAATAAATAAAAGTTCCGATAGAGGTGGTATATTTGCCGTTAATTATACAACACTAACCCAAGCTAAAGATAATTTAAAAAATCTAATATTAACAAGAAAGGGTGAGAGAATTATGAACCCAACGTTCGGTTGTGATATATATAAGGTGTTATTTGAACAAATGGATGGTGGATTAATAGAAAGTAAAATTGAATCTACTATATTAGATGCGGTATCAAATTGGTTACCATATTTAAGCATAGATGAGATTATATTTGATTATGATAATAATGATATAGATAATAATAGAATAAACCTAGAATTAAAATTTTCATTAGTATCAAATCCAAATTTAGGAGAATCAGTAACAATAAATGTAAATAACAATTAATAGAAATGGCACTTAAACCTTTAGATAAAAGTTGGGGGAACGATAATAAAAAAATATCATATGTAGGTAAAGATTTTGCAACATTAAAACAAAATCTTATTGAATTTACTAAAACATATTTTCCAAACACATATTCCGATTTTAATGAATCATCACCTGGTATGGTGTTTGTAGAACAAGCAGCAGCGATAGGTGATATGTTATCTTTTTATCAAGATACACAATTAAAAGAATCAATGTTATCACATGCTACTGAACGTAAAAATGTAGTAGCATTGGCACAATCATTAGGATATAAACCAAAAGTAGTTACTCCTGCAGTAACAACACTAACTGTTTATCAATTAGTTTTAGCTAAAAATGATGCAACTTTTTCACCCGATGAAAATTACTATCTTAAAGTAAAAACTGGATTGGAAGTACAATCCTCTTCAGACCCTGATATTACATTCATAACTACGGATTCATTAGATTTTGCAAATCCGACTGATAGAGAAATAGATGTATATGAAAGAGATGCACAGGGCCAACCCACAAAGTATTTGGTTACAAAAAAAATCAAAGTAATTTCTGCAAGGGAAACCAGTACATCATTAATTTTTGACAATGATAGTGATTATCCAAGTATGACATTGAATGATAAAAATATTATACAAATAACAAGTGTAAAAGATTCAGAAGATGGTACAACATATTATGAAGTGCCTTATTTAGCACAAGAAAGTATTTTTGTAGAACAACCGAATATACAATCAAATAGTGATACATATCAATCATCTTCATTTGTTCCATACATTTTAGAAGTACAAAAAGTACCACGCAGATTTTCAGTTAAAGTAAATTCGGATAATACTATGGATTTACAATTTGGAAGTGGTAATAGTGCTATGAGTGATGAACAATTGTTACCAAATACTAAAAATATCGGATTGGGTTTAGCAAATTCAATTACTAGATTAAATCAAGGAATTGACCCGTCTAATTTTTTAAAGACAAACACATTCGGTATCGCACCAATAAATAAAACATTAACCGTAACTTATTTAGTAGGTGGTGGAGTTACATCAAATGTAAATACAGGAGATTTAACAAAAATTAGAAAAATTGAATTTGATGAAGATTTATTATCATTAAGTCAAGAAAATATAGGTGCATACAACGAAATAAAAAATTCAGTAGCAGTTGAAAATTTAGAACCAGCAACAGGTGGTAGAGGTGCCGAAACGATTGAGGAAATTAGACAAAATGCATTAGCAACTTTTGGTTCTCAAAATAGAGCAGTAACAAGACAAGATTATATCGTAAGAGCATTATCAATGCCAGAAAGATATGGTAGTGTTGCAAAAGTATATGTTAGTCCAGATGGTGAAATTGATACCAATAGTCCTTCATCTATTTTAGCAAGTCCCCAAAATATAGCAGAATTTACTAACTTAGTAAAATCATTACAAACAGCCACTAATACACAAATACAAACTGAACTTGTAAAATATCTTACTCAAAAGAAAACTAATATAGCAGAAATAAATAATCCATTTGCTATTAATATGTATCTTTTAGGTTATAATGAAAATAAACATTTAACACTTTTAAATGGAGCAATAAAAGATAATCTTAAAATTTATTTGAATGAATATAGAATGATGACCGATGCAATTAATATTATTGACGGATTTATTGTTAATGTAGGTTGTGATTTTGAAATATCAGTATATTCTAATTTTAATAAAAGAGAAGTTATTGCAAATTGTTTAACTGAATTACAAGATTATTTTAATATAGATAATTGGACATTTAATAAACCAATTAACATTTCAGAAATAGAATTGATATTGGCAAACGTAGAAGGAGTAATGAGTGTACCATCAGTTAAAATATTTAATATTTGTAAAAGTGATAACAACGAAAACTATTCTCCAAATAGATATAATGTAGATGCAGCAACTAAAGGTAAGATTGTCTATCCTTCTTTAGACC